AGGAGAAAAAACTTTTCCCAAAGAGAAGTAGGACTTACTCATCCGGACAATTCATCTTTTATAAGACTAACTGATTCTGGTGATATAGAAATATTTTCAGCGCCTGGAGTAGGTATAGTTATAAATGGATCAACAAAAACCATTTCTCTTTTTGCGGATAATATTAAATTTTTTACAAAAGAAGATGGTTTAAAATGGAACTCCATGGAATTTAATCATTCGGCAACTGTGTTTTCGGAGCCAGCATTTGTCAGCGCAAATGATAAATCTTATAATCCAGCTTTTTTAAATATGGATCATTATATAAAGAATTTAGATTTAATAGACCAAGAAGATTCACAACAAGCAGTTACTATTAACGGTAGCTACGCCTATAGGGAAACCACTAACACTGATGTTGTATCGGTGGATGTGTTAGAAAATTCTTCATTAGATAATGATTTTACAAAAGAAGATATTATTAAATTAGATTCTTTTTGGGATAGGAACGCCTCTGCATTGTTTAACGCAGTGAGTATATCAAAGGCTAATTTAACGAATAGAATAAGAGACCTAATGTCTAATGGGCGTTCGATAGACCAGGCATTAGATATTTTTAAAGAAAGCATAGGAGATAATAATGTCTGATTTTTACATCAGCCTTAGCGGTGATTTAGTAGTAAATGGATCTGGAGATTTGGGCTTAGTTCAATCTATGTCAGAAAAAGATATACAGCATGTATATATGAGGTTAATGACTGAGCCAGGTGACTTCTTCATCTACCCTCAACTAGGGACTCAACTGTCGATGCTATACGGAATGCCTCAAAACCCTCAAACTGGCGACTTCGGTAAAAGATTAATTCGTGCAGCCCTAGAAAGAGAAGGGGTTTTTAAAAACAGACAAATTACTATTGAGGCAGTACCGGTTTCCGCAGATTCTATTAGGTTTGATGTTTACCTAATGGGTGATTTAAATGAACCTACGATATTGTCAATAACACAAGACTTAGGAGCCTAGAGTGGTATCAGTTAATATAAAGAGTAAAGAGCAAATGCTGGTAGCCACTCTTAATGCTCTGCAAAAAAACGCAGGAATTAGCGCTATTTCTCCTGGATCAATAGCCAGAGCTTTTGCGGAAGCAATTCATTCTGAAATTAGCGATCTTTACAACTCCTTAAAGGTGAGTATAGAGCAGTCTAATCTTTCAACAGCTTCAGGAATCAACCTAGATATGATAGGCACCTTGTATAATGTACAGCGTAGAACGATATCATCTGAACTAGTCCCAGAAAGAGTTACTGGAAATATAGAATTTTATTTAAATACAACTCACAGTTCAACCGTAACCATTCCAAAGGGAACGCTCGTATATAATGATACGACAGCATTTTCTTCAACCCAATATCAGTATGAACTAAATTCAGATATCGTTATAACAACGGGTAATACAAGAGCCTATGGGTCAGTTAAGGCAAAATTTGCAGACAACAATGTAACTGCAGCTAGAAACACCCTGGTAAGACATAATTTTATATCACCTCCGGGTATTGTAGTTTACTGTAACAACCCGAAGGAAGTTTATAGCAGCCTAAACTCAGAATCTGATGACAACTACAGAAGAAGAATAGTTTCAGCAATTAGAGGCTCTGCGTCAGGCACTGCAGAGTCTGTTAGATTTGCAGCCTTGTCAGTTAAGGGTGTAAGGGATGTAAAAATAAGAGAAGCCTCTCTTGGTGTTGGAACATGTGACATAGTTGTTATACCAGAAACTCAAGCTGGAATAAGTATAATGAGTCAGTTGGTTTACGAAAAAATTAAAGCAGTTAAACCAGTTGGTATCAATATGAATCTTAGAATAGCCACTAAAAAACTAGTAAATGTTTCAGCTACCTTGACCCTAAGAGAAGGAACAACGGGAGCAATTGCTAGGAGCGTAGAAAATCAATCAAAGATTTTCTTAAATAGATATTTAAATAGTCTCACAATTGGTGACTCAGTTTCAATATCAGAAATAGAAAGACAGATGAAGCTTTCTTCAGAGTTAATCATGTCTGTCACTGTTAGTAACATTAAGGTAGACAATAGAAATATACCCAATAAAGATTATAGACTATCTGATGATAAAAGTTACATGGCTGCTGGTACGCTTAGCCTATTCTCTGTTATAATGGGAGCGTAAACTAGTAGAAAAGGTGTAAATTAATGTCTGAACAAACTTACTCTGTTATAAGAAAGCAGATAGTAAAAGCAAAAAACATGACCCATGCAAGAATGGTATCAGAAGGATATGATAACTTTCCTGGCGAAGTGCTACATGATGATTGCGAAATAATAGAAACTGGAATAACAGAAGTGTGGAACGAAGAAGAGCAAGACGCTCAAATCTTCTTAGATAGTCATGAAGCCACAGCCGCTGATCAATCTATCTTTTTAAGATCTGAGAATAGACGTTTGGCTAAAATAGCTGAAAAGAATAAGAACGTAAAAGATGAAACAGTTTATGCAGTATATCAAGCTGCATTCGATGCTTTTTCATCTATAGAAACTGCTCCCATTAAAGGCCCAACACTTAAGGTGTTACCAGGGGTTCCTGAAACAGCAGTAGCGGTATTTGCGGATTGGCAATTGGGTAAGATAACTCCTGATTATAACTCTGAAGTTTTGGCAGAAAGAATAGAAGTTTATACTCAGAAACTGCTAGAAATAACGGAAATACAAAGGAAGCATCATCCTGTTAAGAATCTTCACGTATGGCTATTGGGTGACATCGTAGAGGGTGAAGAAATATTCCCAGGACAAGCTCACCTTATAGATTCTGGACTCTATAGACAAGTAGGCGTTAACGGTCCAGCAATTCTGAGCAAGTTCTTTGACACTGTATTGCAACACTTTGAGCACGTACATGTTACTGGCGTGATAGGAAATCACGGCGCAGTAGGCGGACGTGGTAGAAAGATGCATGATCCAGAAACAAATATGGACAGACTGCTTTACAAGTCGATGGAATTCTTTTACAAAGAAGGAAGACAAGAGCCAAGAATAACCTTTAATATTCCAGACGGAAAAGGCGAAAGACACTGGTATGCTGTAGACACTATAGGTAACTACAGTTCCTTGCTAATTCATGGTGATCAAATGCCTGCACCAGGACAATATCACGGCTACTATAAGAGGGCAATGGGGTGGAAAGATGGCGCAATCCCAGAGCACTTTGAAGATATATTTATGGGCCACTATCATCAGCAATTTAAAATGACCATAGGTAGCTCAATGCTCAGGGTCTCAGGTTCACCAGAAAGCTACAACACCTATGCTCAAGAGTATTTTTCCTCAATGAGCAGACCGTGTCAGCATTTGATGTTCGTTCACCCTGAGAATGGAGTTACTTGCGAATACAGCATTTGGCTAGATGCGGTTTAGGAATTTAATAAATGAAAACCTATTTGTTAAACTTTAACACTGGAGACTTCACTAAGAGTAATAATTTGTGGACCTCCAGTGTAATTGACCTTTATTCAAATAGGTTTTATAAAAACTTCTCATACACTAGGTCAGCAACTGGTTTAAATTCACTAGGTGATTACACTTATACTGGAACTAGCATAATACAAGGCGCCACTCCAACCATAGAAGGTGCGTATGCAGTTACTGACGCTGGAGAACTATATCTTGATCCTGGCGTAAGTCCCCATCTAATCTTTAATTCAAACTCAGTCAGCGGTGACAGCCTTGTTTTTGATGCAGACAACAGTTCAACACCAATTTTTACAGCTGATTCAGAAGAAGATTATCTCTATAGATTTATAGATACAACCTCCCGTATTGATATAAGAACTTTTAAAGGAGCTTTTTCTAGTTCTTTAAACAGTATTGAATCAATTACTTTTGATTTAAATATATACGAATCAGATAGCCAAAATCGGACCATGGCTACTAGCAGTAACTACCACTTCTAATGCCTTAGGATCAATACTTCTATCAAAAGACGTAAAGCGATATGCAAAATTTGAAGTAGTAGTAAATACAGAATTAGAAGTATTAACATCTTTAAGTTTTCTTCTTATAATAGAAGTAGCTATATCGGAACCTTCTAACCCAGTAATTTCACGTTCAACAAAAAATGTACTAGGCAGATTCCCTTCATGGATGCACCTATATGAGGACTCAATAGATCAGGCTACCCCCAGTTTATATGTACCAAAGTCAACGGCTGGCAAATTTTTAAATGCGGTTGTTGGTGAAGACTTAGATAATTTTGACAGAGAAATAGATATATTTAGAATTAACTCTTTTATAGAAAGAGCTGACGTTAATCAGTTAGCTTGGTTATATTCTTCTACAAACGTAACAAATGTTTTTAATAAAGTATTATCTAATGGAGTTTTGGAACTTGCAAGAATTGATAATCTTGTTGATTTCTATAAATTAAAAGCATCTGATGATGTTTTCTATCACAACCCTTTAAATAGGGAAATTCTAACAATAAAATCATATGGAGATCTCTCAATAAAGAGCGAAAATACTGGAGTCGTAACTCCCTTAACTCAAACACCAATATTAAGATACAACTGGTTTGATGAAATGGGTGCAAGAGTTGGCTTATTTAGAATGCATCTTGAATCGAATGCTTCCTATAAGGAAAGGATTTTAGATGTATTTAAAAATCCAAATGGCGCCGATATAGAATCATTTAAAAAAGTTCTTAGAAGAGAGTTGAATCTTTGGAAAGCTTTTGGCGCTACTCCGTCTTCTAGCTATCCAGGTGCAACACCTGAAATTTTAGAAATATCAGATATAGAATATTCAACTCCATATTTTACTGCAGATGGTAATCCAACTGATCTATTTAAAAAATTAGTAGATGATTTAAATGTAAGATACCCTACAAATTGGGGATACTTTAGATTTGGAGATAGCATTTGGGACTACGCTGGAGAGGATAATGAAGGCGTTAATAGAATCCGCTCTAGATACTATGATGAAGAAATTGCAATACCATATTATCAACCAGGAGTTGGAGACTTAAATGACGCTGGATTATTTGTCACTAACTACGATGCAACTCCTCAGTTTTTTGAAACTTCAATAGTTGCTAAGGGCAAAAAAAATGTTAGCACTTCTTTAAAGTATGAACCAGTAAAACTTCAGTATGAGTATTACGGTTCCTATGAAATTACCGAATACAATAATCCAGCAGCTACTGTAAATTTAACTCTTGAATTTAGCGCTACCCCGCACGGATCATACGCAACGCCAATAACATTTTTTGCGCCGCTCACATTCTATCCAAAGAATAATTTTGGTCCAACTCACTCAGCTTACCCGGAATATAATTCTATAGAAATATTTGATACAGAAGGATATGTTTCATCAAAATATTCACTAAAAGAAAAACAAACATTATCTGGATATAAAGATACAAAAAGTTCAATTAACACATCTAGATTAGAAGTGTCTGAAATAGAAAACATAGTTATTAAAAATGGATTATGGAATGGCTCAACTTATGCAACGCCAAACTCTAATGACTTTGAAGCAAAGTTTTCTCACAGAACTGCGAATCTAATAAGCAGTACGACGTTATTATCAGCAACACCAAACTTTGCCCAAAGTACGCAACTGCAACTTCTTTCAAAACTATACAATCCAGTTCAAGTAACCAAATATACAACTCCTCAAGAGTCTGAAATTATAATTAATAATGTTGCTACACCACCAAGTGGTTATTCAATTGATCATAATAGAATTGTCTCTAATATAATCATGCCAGTAGGAGCAACGCCAAGACAGATATTTATTAATAACTTGAAACCAACAAGCGTAGACTTAGATTACTTTGATGACAATTCAGTTTTCTCTGGCTATGGTGGTGTTTCTTATTATCTAGAAACTGACAGAGAAGTATTCATTCCATCTTCACCTAACTTAAGCATAAGATTTAATAGTTCAAATCTTGCAACACCTAGCTCTAATGCTAAAATTGGAACAACTACAGTAAACGGATCTGCCGCGACTGCATCATATTACTTTACTCAACTTAGCTATCCATATACCAGTACTCCGAATTCACTTACGGTATCAACTCAAGATAGCTCAATCTATCCATTTGAGATAGTTAATTGGGATCCCTTTGAACTAACACACGCTTCTCCTATCTCTGGATACGTTGATGAATATGGGGTAATAAGTTATAACTCGTTAAATGGTGAATATGTTCCAGGGAAAAATACTAATTATATTTCACTGCCAGAATTAACAAGAGAAGGTTTTGGTCTATCTGGTTCTGAAAAATTTAAATACTTCTTTGAAACAATTGAAGTTTTAGATCCTGAATCTGTAAATGTATCAGTTTGGTCAGAGCAAAAAATAGTTAATCCATTTCTAAATAGAACGTATGTATTGAATGCTAATGATATTTCTAGCATTTATGAAGACGCTGAATACACCACAAAGAGTTTAAGATATCCAGATAATTCAATTTCTGAATCATACGATTTAGAAAGAAATACTACAGTATTTAATAATTTTATAGTCAGAGGAAAGCTCTACGACGCAAGATTAGATGCCAGAATTAATACTGGTTGGATTCATTTAGACAACGATGAGTATTACGTCTACGCTAAGCCGGTAACTGAAGTAGAAACTGGAGTATTAAAAGAGGTAACACTAAACAATACTCCTAGGCAGGGTGCTCCAGTCGTGGTAAATGTCTCTTTGCTTGGTTCAGCAACTCCTGAAATTTATACTGAGGTGGGATTCCCTGATGAGGCTTCTCCAAGGCATTTTGGATTCTATAATACAGAAGTACTACAGCCTAAATTTGATAATAGCTTTCATCTTGGTTATAAAAATGTTTATAATCTTTCTATTACGGATGGTTACACTGGAGAGCTTCTATTCAGCAATCTTTCAACAAATAATTCATTTATTAAGTTAGATAAATCTACATATGAATTTAAGAAGGATAGAGACTATTATATAAAGTATAAGGTTGTTAATTCGTATTATGTAGATAATATCCTTGATGGTTCTTCATATTATTCAAAGATAGTTTTTGACGCTACTCCTAACGCCACAATGAACTATGAGATCACATATGAATCTTCGATATATCAAGATTCAACACCTC